GGGGTCATTAGCTCTCCCACCTTGAAACTCATGCTACCGTCCTCCTCTGTGAGAGGGCTTGCCCTGTTGCCTGTATGGCGACGTGGCGGAAAGAGGGTGATCCCGCCGTGACGTTCACCTCAACGTGCGCCGAATAGCCTCTTTGCCTCGCCCCGAAGCGTACCAACACTTCTTCCGTGCCGGTTGCGGTATAGGTGGTGGCGGGTGACTCCACGTCAGGATCAATGGAAATTACCTTTACGTTGAACGCATCGCTCGCCACTACTCTCGCGGCAAGTTGCCCTGCCCTCCACTTCTTGATGGTCGGATCTCCGAATGTATAATTTCTTGTCTTCAGCTTACCGGCGATTGCGGTAGTGTCGGTCTCCGAGTTGTCGCCAATTTCGCGTCCGGTATCGTCCAGCCCCGCATTCTCTTCCATGAGATACCATCCCTTGGGCATCGTGGCAAAGAGCCGTGACGTCGCCCCATAGGGCATCTCCACCCAATTGGAAATGCCTTCCGGAAAAGTATCCTTGCTGACCCAGTTTTGTTGTAAAATACTGTAAATCGCAACCGTCTTCGGGGTGGTGTCTTCTCCCGTGGGCAATGCAAGCCAGTATTTTGAATCAGACACTATACCCGCAGCCAGATGGGCATACGGTAGGTTCACGTCATCAAACTGATTTTGAATTTTCGCAGACAGTGGCACTGCATCACCCTGCACTTTGCTCACTACGATTCCCATGCCCTTGCCGGGGTCGCTCTGAGGTGTCATGACCATTACTCCAGCCTCACTTAGAAAGTAAGTCTGCGCGCCGCTCTGGGCAATGCTGCGTGGGGCTACGCACCCATACTCGCGAGTAATTTCATAATGCTCCGATATGTCCGTGCTATGGAGGTTCGTAATCATATGCACGGAATTGCGGAGAAAGACCAAAAGCTGGTTTTCTAGGTACGGTATAGCTCCGACAAAATAATCCGCTGATCCGAAGTTGAGGTAAAATTCCGAGGTACTGGAATTGACCTGATTTGGGGTCAATAAATCCGAGGCTACGATTATTTGAGCGCCCGTCTTCGCGGTAGTAGGCGTTGCCGTAGTGGGAGGTTGAGACCCAATCAAGCGATTACGCATGAAGATTCCAAAATTGGTTGAGGGGAATGGATCTCCCGTGCCACTGGCTGAAGAACTTAACGCTTCAAATTTGGTGGTGACTGTCGTACCCGTCTTTGCGGTTGCGCCATCCCATACCAGTGGGCGAGCGTCCAGCCGCATGATATATACCTGGTTGAACGCTTGCACGATCATTGGGTCTTGGGCGAGGATTACCACGCTTTGAATGGTGTGGTTGCCGCTACCCTGCGATCCTAAGTTTATTGCTGTTCCCGCTTTTGCGTTGGCGAGCGTAGTGGCGAACTTGATGGTATTGCTGCTCGCGTCTATGATGTAATAGGTGGTGCTTGCGGACAGATTGGTGGGCAACCCTCCCGTGGTGCTTACCTGCACCGTATCACCCACTTGGAACTTGTGGGAGGATATGGTAACGGTTTCTGCCCCGGTGTCCACTGTGGTATATGCCACGGTTGCGGAGTAGTATTCCACCGTCAATCCGTTCAAGGTGTCTTTGTTCCACAGCAGAGCCGCTGACTTGGTAGCCGCTACCAACCAATCTTCATTGCCGTCATCGGGGTCTGAGTAGCGCCCTGTGGTGAATACCTGCTCTACGTTAGCATCGTAAGAAAATGTGTTCAGCGGCCCTGACGCAGTTGCGGCTAGGAAGTCCCAGCCATTGCGGACGTTTGCTCTGTCTCCGTCCAGTCGCATATTCTCAGACAACTGCACGTACCCCGGTTTCAAGGTCTCCGCTTCTAGGTAGGAGTCCACACCCGCGAAACCATTGTCGCCATCCGTGAGGATTGGGTCGTCTAGCTCTCCGAATGCGCGATAATTCCTCACTTCCTAACTATTTGGATGATGCGTATACACATGAAAATGCAGGTGAAGAGCGCCGCGCATAGGCTTGCTAAGTGACTCCATTGGGCTAACCCCATGCTAGTGGCAAGGCCACCTATGCCACCCCAAATTGTTCTGTCCGCTAGAAGCTCCATGTTTTCGCCAACTCTAGGTTACTGCAACCCGTGAAAAGTTCCACGACTGCTATCACTACTATAATAGTCGCGAAGCCAGCTAGGATTTTACCCCTTTTGCTGAGACCGTTAAATATTTCAATCAGTTTTTGCATGTTTCGTTTCCTCGCATATAGCGTTAATTTTCTTGGAGTTTGAGCGGGTGATGAACAGCGGGATACTCATAATGCCCAGCACTACGAATGCGGCGATTTTCAGCGTGTTCCAAATGCCGCTCGTGACTTCTTGGATCTTACCCTCCTGCCCCTTCATTTGGGCGGCTACGATGCCACGAACGTCGCCCGTGGTGATGGCGGTCACTAATTGCTTGTTCTCGTCTTCAAGCGTCCAGAGTTCCGCACCGGCGTATGCCGCTCCCGCTCCCAATGCAGCCCCACCGGGGCCACCTATGCTACCTACCGCCGCTCCCGTGACGGTTGCCGCCGGTGTGATTAAAGACTTCATTGAACACCCGGTAAGCATAATTAGCATGGCTGTGGCGAGTGGCCTCATTCGGGCGGTTCTATGGGATTCCATTCTGGGTCAAAGTCAACCAAGTCGGAGGAGGGGAATTGGTCATCGCACTTCCATTTGCCTTCAGTCATCACGGGCATTATATACTTGCCGAAATCAGCATTTTCAGAGTTCTCCACCTCGCTGATTTGCGCGTAGTGCAAAGTTCCATTGCCGTCCGGTATGCCTAAGTGCGACTCCAGTGAATTATTGCGGGATGTCCATCCGGAGCGTGATGAATATAGTCGGTATTTCATCATGAAAATGCCGTTGAGGACGGAAGTCCCGAATATTTATTATTTAAGTAAGTTCGGATTACGTTTAGGTTTGCGACACTTAGCTGACTATCAAAGAACAGCACTTCGTAAATCCGACCGTTGTGGTAATAACCGTTGTGTCCTAAAGTGCCGAAGAGTCCGGATAAAGTGTAGCCATACGAGAACGTCTTGTACGAGTTGTTGCCTTGTAGGAAATACTCTACGTCATTGCTGGTGTCCTTCGTTAAAACAAACTGCTGAAGGGAGTTAAAGTGTGGGCCGTATCCGGCTGTAGAAACACTTCCGCTGCCGGTCAGAAAATACGTAGTGCCGGTGGAATAGTTGAGGGGTAAATAATAAGAATTAATCAGCCCTTGCTTTCCGACTGGAGCAAACATTGTCGTGCCGTCTTTGTAGGCAACTGTAATTAGCGTAAAAGCTTCACCTCCAGTCAAACCGGGTGGGTTATTCACGAATAAATAATCATTAGTGCCGTCAAAATCTAGGTAGGTATCTTGAAAAATCGGTTGCTGAACGCCGGTTCCTTGCACAGCATCGTAGTCCGTGCTTTGCCCCGAACGATTTCCCCAAGTCGCGACTGCCGTCCCTGCGGACGGGTTGTTGGCGGCGGCAGCGCCATCCAAAATACTAGCATCAAAATGGTAGATGGGCTGGACTGAGCATTCGTAATCACTCGTCGTCCATAAGCCACCGGGATATGCTAATTCGGCCGGTGGCGGTGGCGCTGCGCCACCACCCGGCGCGCCGCTACTGGTGGAGGCTCTTCCGCCACCTATTCCTAGAGTCGCTCCTAAACCGATAGGCATCGGACTAGATGTTGTAGGCTATTACCGCGCCGCTCGCTAGGGTGACGCTCGTAAAGTTGCCGTAGAGCACCGTGTTGGCGGCAAGCGACGTTGCGTCCGTAACGATGTTCGTTAGGTTAGTAATGTTGCTTGCTTGGGCGGCGAGCACCGTTGCTTCCGTAGCTTGAATGGCAAACCAGCTTCCTGTCTTTGCTCCCGTATCGCCACGGTCATAACTAATGTACTCTCCCCCGTTTAGCCCTAGTCCTCTATATTCTGATACGCTTCCTGCCATAGTATTTTCAAGGTTGCGGCGCTGTAGTGCCGTATGTGTTAATTAGTAGTGGAGTCGTTTGGCGCTGTTGACGCTCAAGTTGATCCAGTTCTGTCTGTAAAATTCCTTCCGCCTGATTCCATACTGCGGCGGCTTTGCTCCCCTGTCCGTCTGCCTGTAAAAAGTCCCCATAACTTCCCATAACTGCATACTCACCAAAGACATATGGGAATACCGAGCTTCCGCTGGCGTATCCGGGCCACGGTGTGCGGTAGTGTACCCAAACGGGTGCTGTGCTGCTTCTGTTCTCTAAAATTGCTAGTCCGTATTCAGTTGCTCCTGACTCCGCATCTATGCGGTATGCCAAGTCTGTTGGGTTTGTGCTGCCGTATGGGTCAACGTCCGTGATCCTAAATATGAGATCCATCGTCTGACCCATGTCAATTAGGCTAATGAGGTTTGCGGTTGCTACTGCTCCGCTTCCCCCTCCCCCACTGAAGGTCACTGCGGGTGCTGACACGTAGCCAGTGCCACCTGCCGTTACCGCTATTCCGTTTACCTCGCCATCGCTGTTTATCGTGCTTGTGGCGGTTGCCGCTCCTGCGACTGCTACCGTAGGGGCTGAAGAGTAGCTACTGCCACCATCACCTACGTCTATGCTCCGTACCCGTACGTCAGGCACTACTTGTTTTAGAACGCTACTGAAGGGCCACGCTGTACGCTCCCATGCCAGCTTGCCAAAGCGGTTGAGGCTGGTGACTACTGCCGCAGCCTCGTTGGTTATGAAGGCATCTACACCCGCCAGCGCAGCGACATTGCCGGATAGGAAAGATACCGTGGATACTCTCACGTTTGCGCCCTATGGGAATCGTTGTCCCTGACCCATTCATTGACGAACTGCTTATCCCCCCAGCAGCCTTTTTCTTGCGCGTCCCAACGGAAGTATTCTCTCGCCGGGATAGTCGCCTTCAGTTGTCCAAGTCCGTCCACTTTGGCGTTTCCTATCTCACGGTTCTCTTTGCGAACCATTTCGTCACGTACCGCCGCTTCATGCTTTTCCAAGTCCACCTCGTAGCGCAAATATCGCTCTAGGTTTTTCATGAAGGCGCTGCCGTTTCCGTGCTCCCACTCTGGTATGAATACGTCTGACATTGTAGGTTATCGTCTGTTTTCGTAGTCGGGCAAAGCCGTAACACGCTTCCCCAAACGTGTTACGGCAAACCCAACATGAGTAAACTAAGCTGTGATTATTAAACCGTGAACATAGTGAACTTGAATTTCACTTTGCCTTCAGTCAGTTCGTTGACCGTATAACCCGCTCCCGCGATACTGAACTTTATGTCAATAGTATCCGCAGCGGCATAAGCCTTGGACGCAGTTGCCAATAACGCTCCCGTGTTTATGACTTTGGTGATCTCCGTTTGCGAGTCGTGAAGAGCCGCAGTAGCAAGATAACCGTTGTCATCATCATCATCCCCCACGATGACGTTCAACTGAGCGCCACCACCGGAATCCTTGAATGCTGTGATTAGTTCAGCGCCACAATTGTGAACCACTGATCCCAGCGGGATTGTGTAGGTGAGGGTTACTGCCGTACTGTCGGCAATGACCCCGATATTTGCGATGCTGAAGTCATCGGAAGTGATGATCTTTTCGTCTGTCCAGCCATTCGCTGCTTCTTGATTTGATGTTAATCCCATTGTATTAAGTCTCCTTGTTAAGATTCAAGTTTAAGTTAAGTACCCGTGCGCTTTAGGCGTGCAGGTCAGTGCCGCGATCATCTCGCAGTAACCTCGTTGACCACCTCCTTGATTCTCCAACGCGCTCCGCGATTCTGCGGACAACGTATGTATGGAAACGTACTCAGGATCAACTAGAAGCGCGGATGTAGGAACTGCTGTGCCAGGAGTGGCTGCGGCACGTCCAACCCAAGTTGAGGCTATTACGTTTACGTAACCAAAATCCCCATCATAAATATTTACTGATAAGGTGACCTTCTTGGAGTCAGCAGATTGCGTAACATGATAGGCGTTGCGCGTTGTTGCTGAAGTCCTTGAAAACTCAGAGATGTCTTTCTTGACGGTAGCACCGGCAATTAAGGTTAGCTGACCACCGGGCATTCCGTTCGCTTCGTAAAGGTCTTGAAGAACTCCGTTGAAAAGCGTTTCCGTAATTGGTGTGGTGGCATCTGTGGCTACGCACTGATAGTCAACAGGAACGTCGGCAGGTTGAGATGCATTCCCCAACCACTTCATCATGCCGCGAGTCAAGTACGGTGAACCCGCTCCTTGGTCTTGCTGACGATCTTGGGTTGAGCAAATTGCGGTCTCAAAATCTCTTTTAATTTCTCGCACACAATGACTGATGCTCCGTGCCGTTTCACTTGGCACGCCAGCGGTTGAGACGAGTTGCTGGATATTAGAGACCATGTAGCTGCGTCTGAAGACTTGCACATAGTTTCCTAATTTCGCGCGATTCGCTGCTTTGTCCTCAAAGCTTGTGACATCCTCACCTTCGTTTACGCCGGAGATGTCCGGACTACCGAGGCGGTCTGCCTGAAATTCTACGAAAGTTCCGGTTGCCGTTTCCTTTTTTGCGAGGCTGGTTAATGGAGTTGCCTCAGGCTCAAGCAGTGAAATTGCGTCACTGAGATCCTCCCTATTCCCGCTGGTATTGTAAGTGGCTGCTTTAGCCATATTTTTTGCCCTCCTTGAGCTATTTGATTTTTAAATTTAAGCTGCGACTTTGCTTTTGATTCGCAGATAGTTTTGGTAGTCCGCCATAGCGCCTGACTCTTGGAATTTCGCTTGAGCCGCCGCCAGTGACTTCCGTGCTTTCACAGTTCCCTTTGGCCCTGACGATCTTGCCGGTGCAGCTTCCGTTATTGCGGCTGGTGCAGTCGGCTTCTTCGTCTTCTTAGGCTTCCCCGCAGCAGCTTGTTCTGCCTGTACGGAGCGTAAACCTTTCACCATTAGTCCAACCGCGAAGTTGGAGTTAGGTAAGTGATCTACCAAAGGTTTGTAGAGCGCGCTATTCTTGACCTGCATGAACATCCGGTAATCCTCGCTGTCTGGTTCTCCCAAGAACTGAAAGGTCTGGATGGCTTGCTCGTCAGAGCTAGTGCGTTCCTTGATCCAAGCTTGGCGAGCAGGTGCATCCTTTCGGATTATCTTCCTCGCGTTGTTTCGGATTCTCTTGAGATCGGATTTGGAATACGTTTTGTCAGCATCTTTGACGACGTATTCATTACCTTCGTCATCGTACTGAGCCTCGTTTTCCATTCCTTCCTCCGCCCACTCAATGAGTGAGTTGAGATTTTCCACTTCCGTTAGAAGTTGCTGATCGTTACTTGCCCCGGACAAAGCGTTCTCGCTTAGAAAGGCTGGTGCAGATGCAGGTGGCGGCGCTTGCTGTGCTTGTTGAGCTTGCTCTTGGAGTGCTTGGTTTTCAGCAGCTAGGGCTTTTTTCTGCGCCGTCAGCTTGCCGAACCTTTTCACCGCACTAGCATTCAACTGCTTGGCGAGTGCCGTTGACTCTTCTTCTGAGAGTGAATCAAGGTCTACTTTGAATTTAGAAAGAACATCGGACGTTTCTGGGGGCGGTTCAGCGGAATCCTCCGCGTCTTGCTCCATGACTTCCGTTGCTTCGGGATCGGACTCTTCCGCAGTATCTTCAGCGGCTTCCTCTTCTCCTTCTGCGCCTTCGGACTCTTCTTCCGGTGTCGTTCGCTTCTTCAGTAATGAATCAGCAAATTCTGCCATCGTAAGGTTGCCCTCCGGACTAGTTTCAACTTCCACCGAATTTTGAGAGGTTTCGGAGACTTCCTCTTGTACTGATGTTTCCATAATACTTCAGAGGCGTTTTGCCTCAGTGTTGCAAATTGTAGCTTCCGGTAGTCGGTGTGGCAATCTTATTGCAAGTGACTTGCATTAAGGACTTTTGAGTTTTACCCCAAATTCACATTGTTGCCTAAAATTAAAAATGATCCAACAACCTGCGTAACTCGCTGATTACCAACATGCCCGAAGTTTTTCTCCAGCAAACCGATTCTTTTTTTCTTGTGGGTTTACCCCAAATTATCCCGTTCGCTAAAGCCCCCCCCTTTAGCGGACGGTTGACGTCATGGCACAAAAAAGCCCCTCCCCCGCTATGCGGAAGAAGGGCTATAGCAGTGTGGTGCTATGAAAGTGTTTTAATCATATCCAACTCTTGGTCTATGGCTTCCAGCTTGCCCGTAAGTAGGAAGTGACGGTTGGTCTCCGTCTCCACTCCCAAGTGGCGTATGACCTCTTCCCTCTGAGCTTCACGGAACTCAATGAATTGCTTGAAGTGTGGCTCGTCACGAATGATTGCCAGCGCCTTGATGACTTCACTGGTGTCTAACTCGTGGTAAGTCTTGGTGAGGCTGGATATGAATTTCTTGAGCATTACTTCTTTTTCTTGGCTTTCTTATGGGCGTAGTAGGCGCGAACCTGCTTGGCGCTCAATTGCTTGCCGGACGGGGTTCGGAACTTTCCGTTCTTCAGTTTCTTAAAAGGCATTATCGGGTGGCGTTATATATTATACCTAAGATGAGGAATAAGGTGTCTACTAAAACTTCTCTTTCCAAAAAGAACAGCAGTATGGCAAACACCCAGTACCACTCTTTCTGAAGCTTATTCAATTAACCTGGCACTTGATTCCTTTCTTACACCGCAGCGGCTTGGCCGTATGGAGTAGGGGCAGTGCCTAACCTGCCAATGTTAGCGTTTTGTTTTTGCATGATCTGCATTTGGCGCTGTTTTAGGTACGTTTCTATGCGCCCTTGAAGGGCAGGATCTTGCTGTACCTTTTGGGCGATGTCCGGCTGTTGTAGCCATTGCTGGAAAATTTGTAGTTTTGCTTCGTGTGCGTCACCTTCTTGAACGTTGGGTGGTACACCGGCATAAATCTCTGCGATGGTTTGACGCTCCTCGTCCATTGCCTTGGCGGATGCGGTCTCGGTGGGTAGCATGATGCTCTCAGCCGCTCCGGGCAGTATTTGCCCAACCGCGACCTGTAGTAGCTTCTCCGTGTCCAGCGTGCCGTTCTTGTCCAGCATACCTCCTAGCTCCGCAATTGCCTTCACCCGCTCCACCATTTGCTGGGGGTCTTGGCTTGCCACATCAAAGCTCAACCAAAAATCAAACCTCTCTCCTGCCGCGCCCTTGGCGAACTTCTGAATGTCGTTCACGCCGGTTACACGGAAGAACTCTTCGTCGGGGCCGTACTGCTGGTATAAGTCGTACACTTGATCTAGGACTTGCTTGAGATGCCCGAACACTTTGTCCACCACCGCTTGCTGCTTGGCTTGCGCTTCTATGGGGTCAACACCGGCGGCGTTTCGCCCGAAGTACCGGTCTGCGGATAAAGTAATAAATCTGCGGATTTCAACAGAGCCGGGATCAAACCGTGGGGTGTCTGCAAAGTGTGTCTCGCCGGGTGTGCGATAAGGCACCTTAACTCCTGGGCCCCAAGCACTTGGGGCTCTACCTAGTGGGTGCTCAAGAGGCGGCAAAGTCGCTAGTGAAGTACGGTCAATGAGTGCGTCCGTCTCCACCTTGAGGACTTGCTGAAGACTCTCGCACAACTCAGGGTAGCTGCGGCTTGAGTACATTCGCTTGGAAGTCTCTTCCAGCTTGGAGATTACGAATGGGTATTTGCCTGACCCGTAATCAAGCAGGGTGTGCTTGGCATATAGTTCCGGTACTGCACTGCACATGACTGTGCAGTAGATGCCAGGAATGCCATCTTCATCTAAAAGTCTTTGGTAGCAGTATATTACGTCTATGGTTTGGTCATCCGTGTCGGCTGTATCCAAATCATTCCGCACCCTCCACTCGTTGCCGGTGTCATCCGCTCCACGAGCGTTGGAGTTTATGCACGCCTCCACAAAGTCCTCGTCCCACTTCTCACTAGCCACTTTCGCTTTCAACTGTTCCGGTGTCATCTTCATGACGTGGAAGCAGTATGGGGCTTGCTGGGGGTCTATCGTCCATGATGGGAAGAATACGTCCTCGTCAGGAGTCAGAGCCTTGATGCGCGGTTGGTTAATCACCTGTCGCGTTACGGGTACTGTGGTCTCGCCATCCTTGCGTAATTCGCGGAGCATGGCTTTCCCCTTGGACTTGCTTACCTTGAAGTTCTCCTTCAGTAGCTCCACCAGTTGAGCGTCCATTGATCCGTCAGCTATGATCTGCGCCATGTCCGGCATGGCAGCGGCAATCTCATCCATTTTGATGGCTTGCTGTTGCTTGAGGTCATGGCTGTCCCAATACACGTAGCTAATAGCCAACCCCTGTCCGAACAGGTGGTTTAAGGATAATTCGCACTGAGTATAAAATTCATCCATACGAGAGTTAATTAACCATCGTAGGAAGTTACTGATGACTGCCGCTCGTGCTACGTCGTTGCTTTCGGTTGGCGTAGCTACGATGTGAGCGCGTCTTATGGCATTCATGCACATTGCCACCCTGCAACCGATCAGTTCGTCTGCTAGTCTTACCTCTTGGTCACTTGCGCCATTCCAAGGGAATACCTCGCCTGTGGAGGTCAAAGAAGTGTGCTTCTTGAAGTCGCTGGACTTACCTGCCCATTGGCAGTTACGCACATCCCAGTCCCTCTGGCGGCGGTCTAGCCACTCACCAAGATCGCTCTGTGTAGTCTTGTACGCTTGAATCAGATAATCAACATCCGGTTCTTTACTAGCGTACAGGAGTTCTGGATCGCTTGCGTCCATGTGCAATTGCAAAAACTACAAGCAGAGTCAGTAAGCGTCAATCAATATCCACCACCACCCGTGGTCTGAAGCATGTTGTGGGTCACGTACTCCGCGCCGCTGGTGACGAGGTAGCGAATACAATCGGGGAAGTCTTTGAAATGCTCTGCCGAACCACCCGTTCCCGTATACTCCATGAGACTGGTGATGGTATTGTCGCATTGGTCACTGACGTACAGCTTGGGGCGGTTCTTCTCCGTCAACGGCTCTGCCTCGTCCCAACTAAGTAGGTCGTTTATCGCGGCGCATCCGCTCTCTATCTCCTGTCCCGGCGCGGCGCGGAAGACGAACCCCAAGTCAGTCATACTATTTATGATGTTACTCGTACCTTCTTTGGTACGTACCGTGGCAGCGCCCATCCTTGGGTCAACTATGCGCTCAAAGATTTCTTCCCCCTGCTCTTGGTCTTTGAAGTAAGTGGAGTAGTCCGCATATCCCCAGCCTAGCGGCTTTTGACCGGGGCCGGGTTTCCCCGTGGAGCGTCCCGCACCGTTTACGTGGGGCAATGCCCATGCTCCCATCGTCTGGTCGGGGAACTCTCGGTAGATGTAGATTTCCCCCGTATCCAGTACCGCCGCCCATATAGCCACCCACGGCTTGCTTCCCCCTGGGTCTGCCGAGAAGTAACGTGTAACCCGCAGGGTAGGATCTTTGATGAATGGTATTTGGTCGTGCGGTATTACGTTCACTTCCTTGCTGAACTTCGGGAAGCGTCCATGAAAGCTTTTGCTGGGGATGCCGAACAGTCTGGCAAGCTTGATCTCCAGTGGTTGCTTGCTGTAAGTGCGGATAAGTTCACTTGAATCTATGAAGGGCGAATCTTCGCTCCACCAATTATATATGCGGCAGTCAGGCCAATTGGCGCTGATTTGCTCTACGGGGAGGTCTCTACCTATCAACTTACTGTACCGCTTCTTGGTTACTTGCGCCCCCTTCAAGAGCGTATTGATGAGTGGCGTCCAACCCTGCAAAGTGGTGAAGGTCAAAATCAATCTGCCATGAAAGTCAGTCAAGCGAGCAAGCAAAGTGTTAAAAATATCCTCACTGATTTCTTCGTCACATGCTATGCAATGAGCATTCCATCCCTCAAAGATTTGGGCATCCGCCATGTATTGCCTGTAGTTGTTGAAGAAAATCGTACTGCCTCGCTCCACGTCCTCGTCAAGAGGTGGCAAAATCATCTTATTGTCGGAGTACCCGTTCTTCTGGGAGTACAGCAAGCTGTGGTTCTCACTCTTCTTCTTTCCACGCTTATACCGCATGGGAAGAGCTTGATGCGTGTGCTTCTGGGCATCCGATATGCTACGCTCCTCGCTGACGTGCATGGAGCGTAATTCAGCTTCGGGTATCTGCATCGCCAAGTGCATCAACATGCGGGTTTGGAAAATGGTCTTGGACGAGCGGTTACCACCAAGTATGACGTGAATCTTGGTGTCGTTCCAAGTTTCCATCACCCTGCGCCACGAGGGCAGAGTCCACCCCCACGCTATGGGATCGTCCTTCTCTGCCTTGGGTTGGTCTAGCAGTAGTCTGGTAAGCGTCTCAGCTTGTTGCGGATCTCGCTCCGTAAGTTCGTCCACCTCGTAATCGGAGAGTGCGCAGACCAACTTGCCCTTGTCGTACCGCAACTGCCCTTCGGGCCACGGTATGCCGAAGTACGGGTCTATTTCGTCTGCGTAGGTAATGTTAGCCACGGTTCACCATCTCACACGCCACCACTAACGCCGCTTCAAGCGTTGCCGACGGGACTTCTTCATCTCCAATGAGCCAGCTTCCCGTATCCGAATCAAGGTCTCCCGGCTTAACTCTAATGGTTTCGGCCCAAGGCGTAGTACACAGGACGTGTAGTCCTTCGCACTCGTAGTCGGTAAACACCTCCCGAACTTTTTCCAGTGATACTTGCTCCATCCCTTAATTAGCTCCACTGACTTTTTCATTGAACGTCTCCCATATTCGCATTGCCGTCTCAGGATCGTACACCGACTTGCCGTTCACTTTCGGGCCACCGTGCTTCACTATGTTGCGCAACCATTGGCGGAAGTCATCCACCTCTTCCAAGACTTCAGCCGATAAACCGTAACGCAGTATGGTGTCCACGTCGTACGCATGGAAGCTTGCCATGCACTTACTCTGCTCCATCTGGGCAATCACATCCGGTTCCTTCGCTGACGTCATCATCGTGGAGTTCCACCCCACATGCGGCGCATAACACCCATCCGGCAGCACGCCGCTTATCCAGTACTTTTTCTTTTTCATACTCATAATCTTCGTCCATAGCTGTTTCTCCATTTGGGGCATCCCAGTATTCCGCCAGTGCCAATGCTGTTAATGTCTCAACTCCCTGACTAGCGTCCATGCCATCCATAGAACGCTTATCCAAAATATTATCATATGCAG